ATTATCGAGTCCGCCGGCGCGATCTACATCGGCATTCAGGAAACGCTCGAAGGCCCGCTCCACTGCTTCAACGATCCCGTCAACAGCACGACCCTCGCGCTCTACGACCGGGACCTCTCCGAGCTCGGCGTGATTTTCGCCATGCTCGAATCGCGCCGCGCGTTTCGTGCGGCAGCAATGGGCGGGGCGTGATGTGGAGCATGCTCGTATTCGCGGCGTCGCTTCTTGCTTTGCTGTACTTCGGGTGGCTCGCGCTCCGCGCCTGGCGCTCGCCGGAATTCAGGGACGACCTGATGCGCCTCCGCGCGCAGCGCCGCGCACGTAAAGCCGCTTCGCGGAGATCGCGATGATTCGGCCGGCCAGCACGTTTGCGGAATGGGAAGAGCGCGCCCGCATGCCCGTGCGCGAGCCGGTCTACCTTCCCGCGCGCCGCAATGCTCAGTTGTGGAACTTATGTACCTTTTGTCTCAAAGTACTATTCGGCGTTTTGATGAATCTCGCTACGCTTTCTATCTGAGGAGACGACAATGAAAATAATCACAGCGATTGCAATCTTGGGTTTCGCGACACTCTCGACGATGGCCCAGGCCACCGCGCAGAATAACCAGACCGTTCAGATGCAGTGCCGTCGGCTCGTCAAGGGCCAGAACGATTTCATCGCGCCGGATGAAACGTGGGTGAATGGCATGGCCTGCAAGCAGGTCGCTGCGGCTCCCGTCGTGGTGGCGTCAAACGTTCCCGCAGCCGCGCCAGCAACCAAAGCTCCAAGAGAAGCTGAGCCGCTTGGACCTGATGTTCCGCGAGATGCTCATCTCGCCTGGATCGATCCCAGCGGCGATTATGCGAGCTATTTACAAGCCGCGGCGCAGAAGAAGCACGTGCCGATTCAGTGGACGACCAAGAAGCAATATGCCGGTCTGTTTGTGACGCTCTCCGCGGAGTACCGCGCCGGCAGCACCTGGCGAGTGATTTTTACCGGCGGCTCCGGCAGAGCCTCGGCTTTGTCGATGACCGTGGCGGACGCGATCACGGGCGCAGTCGTATTCAGCTACACGTGCCACAAAGGTGGAAACAACTTCATCCCCACGGGCCATCAAGGCTTCCAATCGGCGGCGGAGTGCTTGGCCAAGCATTGGGCTGACCACAAACCAGAAACCCGGAAGAAGAAGTAAGTCCGATGCCTTCGAGACTCGATTTGCGCGGGCGGCGCTTCGGGCGATGGCAAGTGATGCAGCGAGCGAAGCCGGTAAATGGCCTGACGCGGTGGATCTGTGTCTGCGCCTGCGGCGTCCGAAGAACCGTTCGTACTGCGGATCTTTCCTCTGGGCAATCGCGGAGCTGCGGATGCCTCAGAAGGGACGTCGCAAGGCTGACAAATACCATCCACGGGCGGTGTCGGACTCGGGAATGGAACGCGTGGCGTTCCATGAGGAAGCGCTGCTCGAATCCGAACGTTTTGGAATGGAGATCATACGGCGGGCGCGGGATCAAGGTCTGTGCTCGCTGGCGGAAATCCTTCGTCGCGTTTTACCGCGATATGGGCCCGCGCCCGAAAGGTCGCACCATCGACCGCATCGACAACGACGGAAATTACACGCCAGCGAACTGCCGCTGGGCCACGGCGAAGCAACAGGCGAACAACTGCCGTCCTCGCAAGCGCCGCGCGTAAAATCACCTTAAAAGTTATCGCTGAGTTAAAGTACAGGTGACGCCGCAAGTGGCGCGCGCTTAGATTCAAGCGTGTCCCCTGCGATCATTCCTGATTTTCCTCCCTCCCACTTTCCAGCCGGAACCACAGTCAAATACACTCGCGTTCTCGATGACTTTCCGCCGGGCGATGGCTGGGCGTATACGATTTATCTCAACGGCCTGACCGGGAAGTTCTCGAAAGCCGCCACGGTCCAGGACGCCGCGACTTTCCTCATCACGTTCCTTCCCGCCGACACGGAAACGCTGACGCCAGGTCCCTATCGCTATGCCGAGCGCCTCTCGAACTCGGTCACGGGCGAAGTTTTTGATATTCGCGGGGATGAACTCGTCATCGTCATCGAGCCGGACGCGGCGAGCTCGGCCGCCGGCACTTTCCAAACTTTCGAGGAAAAAACTCTCGCGGTGCTCGAGGCCGCGATCTCCGGCAATCTCAGCGGTGGCGTCCAGAGCTATCAAATCGCCGGGCGCGCGGTCGCGAAATACCAGCTTCCCGAACTGATGAAGCTGCGCGGGATGTTCCGCGCGGCCGTGTGGCGCCAGCAGAATCCCGGCAATTTGGGCCAGCCGTACAAGGTCGAATTCACTCCGGGGCGCGAGGCGAACGACGTGCCTCCAACTTGGACAGACATAACGGGATTCAACTCATGAGGCCTTTCTTCCAGCGCATCGCTAATTTTTTCACCGGGAAGCGGAGCGGCACCGTTTTTGCCGGCGCGAACAGCTCGCGCCTCACGATGGACTGGGTCGTCTCCATCCTCAGCGCGGATCAGGAAGTCAAAAGCAACCTGCGGATGCTTCGCGCGCGCGCGCGCGAACTCTCGCGCAACAATGCCGTCGCCAAGAGCTACCTGAAGCTGCTCGTGGCCAACGTGCTGGGCGAGAAAGGCATGGGCTACCAGGCGCAGGTCCGCAACAACAACCAGCAGCTCAACCAGGGCTTCAACACGAAAATCGAGGCGGCCTGGCGCGACTGGTCGAAGAAGGGCAACGCAACCGTCGACGGAAAATACTCGTTTCGCGCGATTCAGTTGCTCGTGCTGAAAACGATCGCCACAGACGGCGAGGCCTTCGTCCGCATAGTGCCGGGCTTCGCGAATAAGTACCGATTCGCGCTGCAGATGATCGATCCGGACCAGGTGGACCACCTGTTCAGCCGCTTCCCGTCGAAGACCGAAAACGAGATTCGCATGGGCGTCGAGGTCGACAAGTGGGGAAAGCCTGTCGCTTACTACGTCAACCCCGCGCATCCATCCGACCTCGGCGGCTCGTTGCTTCGCGATCGCATCCCGGCCGAGTACGTTCTCCATCTCTACGATCCCGAGCGCGTCAACCAGACCCGCGGCGTCACATGGTTCCATCCTGTGATGACGGAAATGCGCATGCTCGGCGGCTACATCGAAGCCGAGCTCGTGGCCGCGCGCGTCGGCGCCGCGAAGATCGGCTTCCTCAAGTTCACCGACGCGTCCGCGTATGAGACGCCGAACGCCGACGCGCACTACCGCGTCGAGGCGAATCCCGGAGTGATCGAGACGCTTCCGCCTGGCATGGAGTTCCAGGAATGGAATCCCGACCATCCGGCCAACGCTTTTCCCACGTTCGTGAAATCGATGCTGCGATTCATCGCCGGCGCCCTGGGCGTGTCGTACAACGCGCTCGCTTCCGACCTCGAGGGCGTGAACTACTCGTCCATGCGCTCGGGCCTGTTGATCGAGCGCGACCAGTGGCGGATGTGCCAAAGTATGCTGAAGGAAAATTTTTTTCAGCCGATTTTCGAGAGCTGGCTCGCCATGGCGCTGCTCTCCGGTGAGCTCGTGCTGGACTCGCGGGATCCGTCGCGATTCATGGCGGGGAAGTGGGAATCGCGCGGCTGGATGTGGGTCGATCCGCTCAAGGACGTGCAATCCGCGATTCTCGCCATCAGCGCGGGCTTGAAGACGCGCGACTACGTCGTTTCGGAGACGGGCGGCGACATCGAGCAGGTATTCGAGGGCCTGGCCGAGGAGAAGAAACTCGCCGAAAGCTACGGCCTCGAGTTCTCGATGGAAGCGAAGCCGCCGATCGTGAACAAAGGGCCGAAGGACACCGTCACCGCCGAGGACGAGCCGGGCGGCGCGGACGATACGAGCGACACCGAGGAAGAAGATTCGAGCGACAACGACACCCCGGCGGGAAAGAAATCGGCGGTAGTAGCAGGCGCGCGCGGATAAGCGCGACGCCGAAGGAGCGAACGATGGCGTCACCAAAGACTGAAGTGGAAGAAAGAAAACTCGGGACCGAGCTCCCGATGCTTGTGCGCGAGTTCATGGTCGAAATGACCCCGCTCGAGAAGCGCAAAAAGAAACCGGCCGCGGATCCCGCTGTGCCGCCGAAGAAGGGAAAGAAATCCGCCGACGATCCCGCCGACCTGCCGGAAGACGGTGAGGACCCGAACGCCGGAGCGGATGCCGACGCCGATGCGGACGCCGACGAGCGCGACAACGACACTTTCAACATCGCGATTTCGTCCGAGTATCCCGTGCGCCAGTGGTTCGGCCGCGAGATCCTCGACCATTCGCCGGCCGCCGTGGACCTTTCGCGCGCGGAGCTCGGCCTTTCGTTTCTCGATTCGCACGTTTCGAACCAGATCATCGGCATCGTCGAGAACATCGCCGTCGGCGCGGATAAAAAGCTGCGCGGTCAGGTGCGCTTTTCGCGCAACGCGCCGGCGCAGGCGGTGAAGCAGGACATCCTCGACGGCATCCGCCGTTTCATCTCCGTGGGCTACACGGTCAACGATTACGCGCTCACCGAATCCTCACAGGACTCGGGCGAGACGTACACCGCGACCAATTGGACTCCGATGGAGGTCAGTTCGGTCGGCGTTCCCGCCGACCCGACCGTCGGCAACAACCGCAGGGCCGGGGATCACGTTTACCCGGTGCGAGTGACTAGAAGTGAAAGCAATACGGCTTCCAAGCCGAAAAGGGAGGTTACCGTGGATCCAGTTACAACCATTCAAGAGTCCCGGACCGCCGCTGCTGAAATCATTCGGCTCGGCAAGCTGCACGGGATCGATCACGAGCGCGTGGCGAAGATGGTGGGCGACGGTTTGACCGTCGAACAAGCGTCGCGCGAGATTTTGGCGGACGTCGAGAAGCGCGGCGCGAAAATCGCCACGCAACCGGCATCCGAGAACGCGGACGTGATCGAGCTGACCGACAAAGAGCAACGGCAATACAACATCGCGCGCGCGATCATGGCCACGTGCGCGAACATCGAAGCCAGCGCGTCAAGCTCCGGCCGCGGCGGGAAGCGCGAGAACACTCTCGAGCTCGAAATCTCTACCGAGATCGAGAAGAATCACACGCGCGAATCGCACGGCGGCCTGTTCGTGCCCTATTCGATTCGCCATATCGCCTCGAACCCGGAATTCGAGAAGCGCTTCGCGGGACTGAGAACCCGCGCGGGGCTGGACTCCGGGGCGCCCACGGCCGGCGAGACGTTGAAATTCACCGAACCGGGTGAGTTCATCCAGTTCCTCTACAACCGGATGCGCGTCAAGCAGCTCGGCGCGCGGACTCTTTCCGGTCTGCGCGACAACGTCAGCTACCCGAAGCAAACGGGCCGCGCGACGGGATCATGGGTGGGAGAAAATCCGGGCGTCGATGTCGCGGATTCCGCTCTCGCGCTGGGCGCCATCGCCAGCGCTCCGCACACTTACCAGTCATCGTCGAGCTACTCGCGCCAGTTGCTGGCGCAGGCGGTCATCGACGTCGACTCGCTCGTGCGCGAAGACCTCGCTCGCGATCTCGCGCTCTCGATCGACTCTGCGGCCATCTCCGGCAGCGGCAGCTCGAATCAGCCGACGGGCATCCTGAATACCTCCGGCGTGCAGAGCTACGTCGTCGCGGCGGACACAGGCAATGGCGGGGCCCCGGTCTGGGACGACATCATCAAGATGAAAGCCCTGCTCGAGGAAGCGAACGCCGATCAGCTCGGTAACGGTGGATGGCTCACCACGCCGGCCTGCAAATCGAAACTGAAGCGCACCGCGAAACTGGGCAACACCATCGGCCTGCCGATCTGGGACAGCGACGAAGAGATCGACGGGGATCTGGCGTTCTCGACCAAGCAGGTGTCGGAGACCGGAACGAAGGGAACCGGCAC